TGGCCGTAACAGAAAGGTCAACAGAAAAAGTCCCAGTAGGTGAAGAAGATAGAGTCCCGTTTTTATAAATCCTAAAAGTTGGGCTGCTAAAACTTCCACCACCAGAGGCACCACCAGAAACTGTACCTTTGATCCTAATAGTACCAGTATTAATCACAGTATAAAGGCCAAGATCACTAATATAGGTAGAGGATAAGGTTCCAAGGGCTGCGCCGCTCGAAGTAAAACTCAAAATTGAAGTTGTAATGCCTTGAGGGCTTAGTTTGTCAATAACAACATCACCAGCCGCTACAGGGGCAAAAGCCAAAGGAGAAATCTTTGGAGCGCCAGCAGAACCCTCAGTAATAGCAATAGGGTTGTCCCTCCACTTCTTAGCCAGAGTGGCAGTCAGAGGGGCTTCGGGATCAGTTTCAGCATCCGTAATTGTAATGTAAGATGTCATTGTCGGGTTCCTTTAAACAAATAGATACGGACCTGTTCCATCAGAGAACAACAAAGTTGAACCGTCAACGAACCAAGACCCCTCTTTCTTTTGAGCGTCTGTAGCAAGACTGTAAACTGGTGAACCAGCAGCCCTGATGATACCATATCGACCTTCGTAAGTAAAAGCCTGTGCAGAGATTTCAATCTCATGTCCAGAACGCTTTTCAGTTCTCTTGAAGACCTGTAGCAACTTCTTGATAGGAAGACCTGTTTCATCTGTAACAATACGACTATCAAGTTCGATAACGTCAACAAGGCTAATGGTCCTATCTTTGGCATCAAGCAAGATCGTATAGTTTACAGGGGGTGTATTGAAACGCTTGAGAAGTCGAATACCAAGTGTGCGTACAATGGCATCAGCACCATTATTAAGCCAACGACAAAAGACCTCTTTGATCTTGGTGTCGTTATAGGCATTAGCACTTTCAGCCTCAGTATCAATAAGGACGTTGATTTGGTTATAGTAACCTTTATCCTTATAGTCTTTTGTAGGGTCAGATTGACGACTATAGAAGTGAACTTGGGTAATCCTGTCTTCGTCCTTGTCTTCCTGTTCAATGTACTTGATGTCATTCCTATCAGAGATAGAAGTGATTGAAGCATTACCAACAGGGTGGTTTGCTTGAAGTTTGATCTTCTGATTAACTTCATCCCACCAAACAGAGATACCAAGAACAGCCAATTCACCAATCAACTGAGCAACACCAGTAGGTTTAGTGATTACTGTATCAAGAGCCAAGCCACTAAGCCACTTATCGACTTCGGGTTTCCATTCTGTTGTTAGAGGAATGTACGAGGTAGGGATACCAGCAAAGTTTACCAAGAGATTGTAGATAGTATCATCAACCCTTTGGTTAACAATGTTCAAAGCCTCTTGGAAAGAGTCGTTAAGACTGTGAGTAGCCTCTACAGTACCATAAAGACCTCGGCCAGTCAACGTAATAGTATCGGTCGATCTAGTGAACGACACAATCTCAGAACCAATAGTTGCCCAACCAGATGCAGCATAACTAGCACCAACACCAGCAGGAGTTAGATTAAAAGTTACACCAGTGCCAATAGCAATATCAGCACCAAGTTTACCACTAGATGGCTTAGGAGCAACAGCCTTTTTGTCGTCAGCAAGAGCCAGAACATCCTTGCCTTCAAAAGACACATTACCATCTTTATCAGGACCAGTCATATTGGTGATGATGAAGTAACGTGTCTGATCGACAGACAACACACCATCATCAATATAACCATCAATGACCCTAAGACTACGACCAGCATAGTAAGGCCAACGAGACTTGAGTTTGGTAAAGAAAGTCCCCCGGTCGATAGGGTTATAACCAACACCAGAAGATTGTGCAGCACCACTAACACGTTCTGTTTGGTACTTATCGACACCAATGTCATCAGACACAAAGTCTTTCAGTTTGACTTCAACCGTAGCCCTTCGACCAAAAGCACCAAGACGATCATCCCCACCAGCAATGTTGACTGTACTAGAGAAGGCAGTAACACCTTTTTCTTCTAGACAAGGGTAAGCATTAAGACCTTTGGGAAGGTTACTACGGTTATTGACAAACTTAAGAGTTAGAGGTGTTTTGACAAAAGCAGAGGTGTACTGGCATGTTGCAAAGGTGTTGAAGCACTTGTTTGTACCTGTTGTACCAAGGACTGCCAAGCAAGGGGAAGTCCCATAGGTACGAGTGCAGTAATCAACATCAATCTCAACGATCTGAATAGGTTCTCTATTCGCCATAAGCGTAAACCTCCATACCGACACTCATAAAGGTGCCAGTCTCATCATATGTTGGTGCAAGTACGCTATTCTCAGTTCTCCAAACATACCCAACATCTTTACTAAAGATAGAGGGTCCAGCAGCCCATACAAAGGCTTTACCAGAATTGTAATGTTCACGGAAGGGAAGAATAGTTGATTCACCAAAGTTACGTTCAACAGCAACAAGGTTTATTGTTGTCCGACCACCTTGACGCAGAACTCTGTTACCAAGGAATTGTCCACCAATAGTAGTAGAAGTCAGCAACTCATAAGTTTGCGACAACCAAACAGGTGTATAAGGGGGCATGACACCAGCAGGGAAGTTAAACCTTGCACCAGCCATTGCAACACCAACAACAGGTGCAGTACCATTGCTAAACCTGAAACGCCAGTATCTAGCAGAAACAGAGTTAAACAAGCACAAGATTGTTGTGTCATCTGTAGGAACAACAGTAGCCCTTGTTGTCCAAGTGATGTTATCTGTTGAACTTTGGACTTGAACAGTGTTACCACTTGTACCACAATTATGAGCAACAAGAGCAGCACTATCCACAGAGACAGCACTACCCTTGTCGATAGTCAGAGTTGCAGGGAGCGTTGTAGGTTGCCAAGCATTGTAGGTTGCTTCTGAAATAGCGTTTTCTTTAGGATAACCAGTAGCTTCGCTAGAAGCAGAAAGAGTGCCACTAGCGAAGATATTGTTCCACAAGATAGTAGGAAGACTATCAGCACTGGTCGGGGTGTTTTCAATATCAATAGTCATTCTTTTATCCTATTATCGGGCAACCATAAAGACCTTGCCACGTTTGTCGTTTTCATCATAGAAAGAATCAAACAGTTTGATGAGGGTTTCACCGCTGTAGAGACTTTCAGGTTTGATGCTGTCGATGTAAACAGTTTGAGGCGCTTGTGCAGGAGCAGAGTTAGCAACCGTAGCAGAACCCCTAGCAACAGAACCACTAGAAGGTCTTGCAGAAGTTGAACCACTCTTAATAGCACTGACAAACCCAAGACCAGCGGCAATGATGCTACTAGCAGCAGCAAGGTTAGCAGGGAAAGGCAACTTCAAAGCGGCAGCAGCACCAGCATAGGTATCAGCAAGGGCTTGTGCAGCACCAAAGACACGAGCCATTTTAGCAGCCTTTTCATTATGCTGACCAATAGCTTCCAAGATTTGAGCGCCAGAACCAAGTACAGTAGAAAGTTTTTGTACTTTAGCCTTGTTCTCAATATCAGCAACATCTTTAGCATGTTTAGTTGCCAAATCCAACTCAAGTTGATTGTACTCTTGTTGGGTCAAAAGCTTCTTTTGCAAAGCCATCTCAAGGGTATCTTGACGTTGCTCATAGGCAATGTTTTCTTGCTCAACCAAATACTTTGTAGTTTCAAGGTACTTGTAGATTTCCTCTAGCCTATTCTTAATTACATCGTCGCTAGGGCCTTTTCCAGCACCACCTTTCCCCGGAACTTTGCTACTACTAAAATAGTTACTGATGTCAATAGGGTTTACCTTTGAAACGGCTTCACCAATAACGTCTCCCGGACCCGGCATGTTTGCAATACGTTGGCCTTCAGCAATAGCAACTTGTTGCCAATAGGTAGAATCCTCTCTATAGCTATCTGCAACAGAAATAGGTGTGCCATTACTCCTTCTAGTCATAGCTGTTGTTCCAGACATCATATCAAACATGTCTTGAATAGCAGCTTTAATAGTCTCAATATAACCCCTAACAGTAACTTCAAGCTTAAACATGTGGGCATCAACTAAAGTTACCACAGAATCAAAAGCATCTGGAATAGCACCAACGGCTGCACCCAAATATCTAAAGCCATTAAGAATCCCGTTTATACTTTCTAGAGCAACTTTACCTAGAAATTTAATAGCTTCCCAAAAAACTTTTAGAATTGGCATCAAGGGTTCAATGGCAACTTTCATGTCTTGACCAAATTTAGAAAAGTCAAAACTCAGTTTTGTGGTTTTATCGCTTGCAACGCCCATTGCAATAGCGACAGCACCAAAAACAGAAAGCCCCGCACCAATAATTGCACCCCAAGGTCCAGCAAAGAAGCCTGCCAACTGAGTAGCTTGTTGTGTAAAAGCTACCATAGGGTTTGTGCCAGAAGCAACCTGAGTGAAGAAGTCACCAACTTGATAACCAGCTTGTTGGATACCAACCTCAAAACGTCTATTAGCCTTTTGAGACTCTTGCGCTATATAGGCTTGTTTTTGAATAGCAGATGTAACTTGATTTGTAGATGCAACAAGTTTTTGTTGTGTAGCGATTAGAGAGTTTTGACCATTTTTAATAGATTCAATGGCCTTATCTACTTGTTGTACACCTTTAGCATAATCTTGTGCAGTCAGCTTGTTTTTATTGAAGGCTCTATCAAGGATCGCGTATTGTTTTTCTAGGCGATCAATTTCTTTAACCAAACGGACAACATCAGTGGTAGCTTTTTCTGCACCAGTGTTTTCTACTGTAAAGCCAATAGTGCCAAGATCATAGTTTGCCATTGCTAACCACCTTCAAGTAAACTGCATCAAGTCTTTTAATTGCCTCAATCTCCCAAGGCAACAGAGTGTTTTGGGTCATCCGCATCCAGCACTCAATCTCTTGGTAGCTGATGGGTAAAGGTCCGTTGAACCCTTGACCACGGGTCTGATTTAACAACAAAAAAGCAGCCCAGACATATTCCAATAACTCAGGAAACTCTGGTCCCTGTAATGCTAATGGAGTGCGTCCAGACTGCTTTTCCACTTCTTGCAAGTGTTGTCGTTCAGTTACACCGTCTTTGTCAGGAATAGAGAGTTTGAAATCCCACTCTGCATATTCCTCTAGATCAAGGATCAATCCTTCAAAAAAGCGGAGTAATCCTCTTGTGCTTCAACAACTTGATTTTTAAGCCAAGGAAGTTTAGCATACAGATCAGCGGCTTCATCAATCGAGAATTTAGGAGACTTGCCATTGAGTTGGATGGACCACTCTTTAGTAGTCTTTGCCAAGAGTTCAAGCGTAGCATTTTCAATGTCTTCGGCAGTAAAAGTAACTTTCTTACCTTTAGCAGCCTTTTGGATACGCTTGTTTGTCTGTTCATGCACGGCTGCTTTATACTGAGCCGAATGAGGGGCATAAACAGTAATGGTCATCTCTTTACCATCATCTTTGGTAAGAGGTTCATCCGTGATCGGATGCTTCAACGAAACAACAATAGTGTCGTCGGTAGGAATAAGTTTAGAAAGGTCCATTGTCGGGATGTCCTATTATTGGTTAATGGTTCATATATGACACATATGGGTATTTAATGAGCCACTTATGACACATAATTCATAAAGTTTGTTTATATCGGGTAAGTCATAAAGCAGGTGAGCCAACCCCCGACAAGCCAGCCCACCCTACCCTTGCGGGATTCTAATTACACAGAGCGTGTAAGTTTGATGTTGGTACCTTCTGTCGAATCGAACAGGGCAACAAACGGAAGGGTGATAACACGCGAGGTCGGATTATCAACAGGAACCGAGGCACCGTTAATCTTCACTCGCGGGAACAGGAAGGTGTAGTCCGAAGAACCAGTGGGGTCATCAACAGAAACTTCAAGAGCGGTCTGGGTTTCGTTAAGGAAACGGTTAATCAAGGCAGCGTCTTCGAAATAGGCAGTGATAGTGCCTTCAACTGTAGCCATACCATACTCAAGTTGCGGGGTTGTGTTAGAACCAACAACAAACGTAGGAGCCAGAGCATTATTCAGAGTGAAGTCGAAGCCTGTCACGATAGCCGAAGAAGCCAGAACACCACCAGCATCAGCGATCTTGAGTGTACCAGAGTAAGCATCAAACGGTTGGTTAGTCGAAGCAGCAGTCTTGACAGCATCCACAGACGTACCAGAGATTGTCATGTTTTTGCCAATCATGCTGAACGTACCAGTAACCATCTGATTAGGCTTAATCGAAACAGCCATCGAAGAAACAGTCATACCTGTAAACAGACGGAATTGAGTAATGTCTGTAGCAGCATCTTCAATAGAGAAGGATTTGGCTGTAGTACCAATTTTCAGTGTGTTGGTCGAGAAGGCGGACATGAAGGCCGATTCAAAGAACGGATCATAATCACCTTTACGAAGGTCAACAGCAATATCACCAGTAGCAGTGCGGTTGCCATGACGATCAACGCGAGGCATACGGTCAGGTTGAATATCATTACCCTGCACACGATCTTTAGTAAGATCAAGCGAATGAGTGGTGAACGGAAGTTGGATCAGGGACGGAGTGCCGGGAGTAGTGCCAAAAGTCGATTCAGCAACATACGAGAGGCCAGAGCGGCTACCTTGTGCGAAGGGCATAGTCAGTTTCCTTTGTTAGAAATATGTGTACCAAGACACAACAACAGGGGTGAAGTAGAAGGGAGAGTCAAGGAAACTGCCCCTGACTTCGGAGTAGTCAATAGACACATATGTAGGCGAACCAAGCAGAAGGTTTCCACCATCCTCAAGGAGCATAGTATCACCAGATTCTAGTAGAATAGTGTCTGTTGGATTAGTATAAACAATGTCCGTAGTCGAGTTGAAGCGTTCTAGCAACAGATCAGCATAGTCATAACCAGCACCAGAGCCAAGACCTTCGGGAGTAGCAACAAGAATAGTGTAGATACCTTCATACCGTTGTTGAGGGTTAAGACCACGAACAGCAGGACGACGAGAAGTTGGACTAAGTGTTGCTTGAATGTAAGGAACCCCATTTGTAGGTTTGAACGGTACGTTCTGTCTAGCAATAGTTGGGATACCAGAAGTGTTTGTTAGATGAGAATCTAGACAAGCACGAATGTCATTGATGATTGTCATTGTCTAGCCTTTACCGTATTAACAGCGTCTTGAAGATGGTTGTTTGCTCTATTCAAAGCTTCAGAGTAAACACCGTGTGGACCTTTACCAAACTTAGGCCAACCAATATATTCAACAAAAACTGCGTGTGGAGAGTTATTGTTGATGTAAATTCTTTGAGCATCTTTTGGAAGGTTTGCAATATCTGCCCTAAGATTTCCTCTAGCCTCTGCTTTATAGGCATCTGGTACAGAAGTCTTTTCAGTAAAACCTTCCAGATTTTCTGTAAATTGACCAGCAGAAGAAGATGTTCCAATTGAGTGACTTGTTACATATCGACCTGTCCAAACAGGGGAGGCTTGAACAATATCATCCGCCATTCTAGTCAAGAACTCGTCTCTTACATCCGTCAAATCTCTATCAATTTTAGAGATAATATTTGACAGACTTGCACCTACCGCTCTTGACTGAACCATCTTAGTCCCTCACTGTTGCAGTATAGAACAAAGTTTTGCTACCAGATTTAACCTCGAAGACCTTTACAATATCCAGAAGATCACCATTAATGATCTGGTCTGTCGCATTAGGTTTCGGGGTTGTAGAACCGTTTGTCAAAGTACCACTGATAACAACACGACGCTCACCATTCTGAATAGAATCTGGCATCATTGTATCAGAGTTGTAGTCATAGAAGTAAGCACGAACTGTGTAATCAGTATTTGTTACTGAAATGGTGCCTGTATCATCATTGTAGGCACTTTCATCAACCTTACGAAGGACAACATCAATACCATGCTCTTTGAGCAACATGTTCAGTGTATAAGTATCAAATGCCATTCGGATCATCAGGGATGTAAGTGGACCCTGCCTCTACGTTATCAAACTGATGTACTGTGAAAGCAGGAACAACCCTATCAGGGTCTTCTTTAGCAGTAAGCATATCAGTTTTAAGGATACCCCCAGCAAAAACACCAATGGATTTACCAGAGGCTTTCTTAGCCTGTGCCTCAATCTGTAGAGCCAGTTGTTGATACTGTTTAGCCCGTGTACTGTATTTAGCAGAGATAGCATTATCAAGGCTAGTATCGACAAGACGACTAAACTTAGCAGCAATCAAACGACAAACTAGAGAAGCAGCGTAATAGACGTTATCATTGCTTTGACTAAGAGAGA